GAGGGAAGAAAAAGAGGAGAGAAGTTGAGCAGAGTTAATGCTGTAGCACCATTATTTCAGTCTGGCGTAGTATGGGCACCAGATGAAGTTTGGGCAGAAGAGGTAATAGAAGAGTGTGCCGCCTTTCCTTATGGTGAGCACGACGATTTAGTTGACTCCATGACACAAGCATTAATGAGATTTAGACAAGGTCGTTGGATCGAGTTGTCTGATGACTTTGAAGATGAACCCGTAGACACTAGGAACAAGGAATATTATTAATGTCAATCTTTGATCGATTTAGAGATATAGCTAACTTTTTAAACACGAGACCTGATTCACGGACACCGGAACAAGAAAAGATAGGTGAGGAACTTTCAGAAGCAGAAAAGACAGCAAAAGAAATAGCGGAGTCCCGTTTGGAAGGAGTATCTGATGAAGAAGCAAGAGACCTTTCAGATCTTATTAGAGATTTTTTCAAGACAGACGATCAGGGCATAAAAAAATTTCGTGAAAAAAATAAAGATCAAATAGCTAAAGATAAAAAACTTGTAGCTAATATTTTAAAAAGAACACCTGTGGGTGCAATTAGAGATTTTGTAGTAAGAACAGCGGTCAATAAATACGGGCCTCAAATAGCAGACACAGCTTCAACATTCTTAAGTTCTTTTTTACCAGAAGATAAAAAAACTTCTGACTTCAATTTTATGGGTAATATTTTTACCATTAATGATTTTTTCGAGGCAGGTAAGGTTTCTTTTTCAGGAGATAAAAACTATGAGATTGATCAAAATAGAAACCGTGTATCACCTCTTAAAGCTTTTTTTACTTTGTTACCTGATGACTTTGAAAAGAATGCCGGGGAACTTTACGCCGACCTAAGACAAGCAAAGAACAAATATAAAAATACACCCTTTGGTGATTTTTTATCCGCTGCTGAATTAAAAGAATCTGGAATTGAATCTATTCTTTTAGGAAACAGAGATAGATCTTTTACTAAACAAGAATTAATAGACATCTTAAATAATCCTGGTGTTGATTCTCAAGCCACTAAAGTTAGATATGCAAGAGACGATCAAAACAAATTAAGTAACACGGAGCTCTACATAAAAAGTTTAAAAGAATTAAATGATCAATTTACAAATTTGTACGATAGACGTTTTTTAAGAGAGGGTGTTCTTATGCCCATGCAAGATGATTTGGTAAATATAATTCAACTTGCTAATCAACAATATGGACCAGAGTCTGAGATGACTGACGAAAGATATGGAGCATTGATAGGTGCAGCTAATCAAAATTTTAAAGAGATGGTAGAAAAATATAGACAGCAAAAAGCACAGAAAAATTTTGGTATGCGTTATGAAGCGCTTCAACAAAAATTTATAGAAGATTCGGCAATACTTCAAAAAGGAATTAATGACCCTCAGTACAACACAGCATATAGAGACGTTATGTTATTTAGATCATTCGAGAAACAGTTTGATACTTTGAATCAAGTGATAGATCAAAACTTAGTGCCCCCAAGCACAAACAATGATGTCGATACAAATCTACTTGATTTTTTAAACTCAAGCACTGCACCTTCTTACAGAACAACAGGTCCTGCGGGTTTAGAAAACTATGACGTTCAAGGTCTTACAGTGAACATAAGAGAGGGAGCTTTAAGTGAATCTGGAAAAGCTAGCACACACTTCGATGGTTCTTGGACAGATAGAAAAAATCACGATACTTTTCATTATAGAACAGGTCAGTTAAAAGATCCTGATGGAAAAATTTATAATACTTTGATTGAAGTTCAGTCTGACGATGAGGGTAATATACGTAGAGAAAACAGATCATATGATCCTGTTGGAGAGATAACTTTAGGTAACATCAACCAAGAGATATTAGATTTTAGAGAAAATAATTTACCAAGACTTCAACAAACATTTAAACTTACAGACTCTGAGATAAGTAGATTAAATGAAATTTTTATGGAGGCCCAAGATCCGGGCGCTCCTTATGTGTCCTCTTCATCAGATACTATAAAAGAAGAGATTATTGATAAGTTTGGTGGTCAAGAAGCCACTATGATTGATAATATACCAGAGGCAAATAGAGAAAACTATTTGAACAATAATGACAGATCAACAGAATTAATTAAATACGCAAAAAAATTAAACAAGCATTTAGAAAATGTGTATCGTTCTTCAAAAATTCAACTAGAAAATCAAAAAGGCGCTGTTTCAAAAACATTACCTTATGTATCTACTGGTCCGTTAGGTTATGCTGAAGAATCTATTTACCAATATGTTTTAGATTCTATTAGAACAGGTGTTGATAGAGTTCAATGGATACCTGGTGAACACTCTGCTCAGATTCAGTTAAGTGGCCCAACTGATCCAGGACTATCCACTGATTTCTCAAGTGCAGGCACGACCATTATACAATTCGCAGATGAAAGAAGTCAAAAGAGAGCACAAGGTCATTTAAACTTTTACGGATCTGATGAAAACCCAACAAACAACACCATGTATAAAGCAGCAACAAATGTGATAGATAGAATCACTACACTTGGTCAACAGATATACGGCGAAGATTTTGTGGCTCCTGCTCTGTATGAACAAGGGGCTAAAGACGACAATGGTAATTTTATTAATACGTATGTTGTAAATGCAGATCAGCTTCGTGGTAAAGGCGGGTATATATCTAATGTTAAACAAGGATGGGGTTTTATAGATTTGTCACCTACGCTTGAATACTTAAAAGGAAAGAATTATGACAACCCAGCACAAGAGTTTGATGAAGGGCTTTTACAAAACTATATCAGTCGTAAAAGGGGTGGACAAGTATGGAGCTCTAGTTTAATTTCGTTAGATGAGGTCATAAATGGTTGATAGTATAGATAAAAAAATTAATACAGCAGAAGAATTACAAATAGAAAAAGTCGGACAAGAAATCACATTTGAAGGGGAACAACCTGAAGGAAAATTTTTAGAAGAAGAGGACGGAAGTGTCGTTATCAATCCAGAGGAGCAACAAGAAGATGGTGTTCCTTTTGGTGCGAATCTTGCAGACACAATGGACGACGGTGACTTAGAAAACTTATCAAATGAATTACAGTCTGATTACAACACTGATAAAAGTTCAAGAGAAGAATGGGAAACAGGATATACTAAAGGACTAGACTTATTAGGATTTAAGTATGAAGAGAGGACCAGACCTTTCGCAGGAGCCAGTGGAGTTTATCACCCATTACTCTCAGAATCTGTTGTTCAGTTTCAAGCACAATCATACAAAGAATTATTACCGGCAGGTGGTCCAGTAAGAACTCAAATTATCGGTGCAACAAATCCACAAGTAGAAGCTCAGTCAGAGCGAGTAAAAGATTTTATGAACTATTACATTTCGGATGTAATGGAAGAATATGATCCTGAACTAGATCAAATGTTATTTCATTTACCCCTTGCAGGTTCTGCATTTAAGAAAATTTATTACGATGGAGGTATGGGTAGAGCAGTATCAAAATTTATTGCTGCTGAAGATTTAGTGGTTCCTTACATGACCTCTGATTTAGAGTCTGTCGAAAGAGTAACTCACATTGTTAAAATGACAGAAAACGAAGTTAAGAAACAACAAGTGTCAGGTTTTTATAGAGACGTTGAGATCAATCCTTATGAAGCTGAGAATGACATTCAAGAAAAGTATGATGATTTAGAGGGAACAAAAAAAGAAGAAACTTATCAAGATTATACTTTATTAGAAATGCATGTCTTGTTAGACTTAAAAGGTTTTGAAGAAGAGTCAGGAATTAAAGTACCATATATTGTCACTATTGACGAAGGTTCAGGTAAAGTTTTATCAATTTATAGAAACTTTAGAAAAGAAGATCCTAACAAAAAAAAGATTCAATACTTCGTTCATTACAAATTCTTACCCGGTCTTGGTTTCTATGGCTTTGGTCTTATTCACATGTTGGGTGGTCTTACACGAACTGCAACTGCTGCTCTTCGTCAACTGCTTGATTCAGGAACATTGTCAAATTTACCTGCT